TAGTAACGCGACATGTTAACTTCGCTCACGTCGATTTTGTTTGCCGTGATATGGTCGAACGTGAAGTGAAGTCCTTCAGATAGCTGTTGCTGAATGGCACCCTTAATTTTTAGAATGAAACCTTCTTTTCCCGTCAGTTCCATAGTTCGGAAATAACCGTCGACGAACTCAATAGTGTTCACAACATTTACGAGGATGCCGTTGCAAGCCTTTGTGCTTCCCTCCGGTTCCGCGCTGCAATTTGGGAAATGCAGCTGCGTGATGCTTCCGTTCGTGGAATCGAGAATGATCTGAGTTGAGTTTTCTTCGGTTGCAGTGAATCGAATCGAATCGAACGTGATGTTTCCTATGAAAGAGGCCGAGGGGGCCACTTTAAGTGCGCACGTCGTGCCTTCCCAAGCTTGACCGCTGAAATAACAGTCTAGAACTCCATCGGTTCCCCCGGCAAACTCCACGGCTGCACCGTTAAGTGCGGAGATAACTCCGATATGCACATTATGCCGTGCTGTAATTTTGGAAGTCTTTAAGATTAGTCCTGCGTTTGTCGAGGTCAACGTGTTTATATGCACATCTTGACCGAATGAATCGTTTCCGATTGAGAGCGCATAGCTGGCAGTTGATGCCAGCGTGTTCAGACAGATGATCTGATGCGAGTTAACGAGGTCAATCGGCGCAGTGCATTTATAGGTTCCGTTGCCGAAGACAGTTTTACCGCTTGCGATTGCCTGTTTAATTGCAACGGTGTCGTCGGATACACCGTTTCCGCTTGCCCCGAACTGTTCAGGCGTCACAAACGTGCATCGCAAACCGATCATCTTTGGCGTTGCCGCGATACCCTCATTCGCCCCGCTAGTGAGCGGAGTATCGTTCGTAGCAAGGCGCACGTGGCCGTAATTTACCTCGTTACCCACACCGTATGTGGTGTCCTCGCTAGCATGGTTGTTGGGGGCCTTGGTCGCGATGTCGGCCGCGTTCTGCGTGATGCGCCCGTTGAAGGTCTTCACGAGCTCGCTCAGATCAGCGAACTGAGAGTTCGGATCCGCCCAAAGGAACCAATACCCCTCGTCGGTGAGCTCGGTGCCCGCAGGCACTTCCGGTTTGATGGCTACATATGACGCGCCCGCAGCGTCATGCACCGCGTCGAAAAAGTGATACGTGGTGAGCGCGGACCAAAGCGAAGGCTTGACGAAATGCGGTGTCACGCGAGGTCCAACGGACATAAGCCCCGACGGGGGAACGTCGGGAATGACCATAGCGCGGTCTGTCACGGTGCCCTGGACGACCGAGTTATCGGTCTGCGCGCCGAAAGATGAAACGTTAGGCATAGGGGGGGCTCCTTATCTTAATAGTTGATGCGGACGTGGTAGGTGTTGTCGCGTTCGTCGAAAATCCAGTCGAACACGAGGTGTTCCCAGCCCTGCGGGACGACGAGCGCGTACCTCCAACATCCGGTATCGGGCTCCTGATAAAAGGTCGGGAATACGAACTTGGATTGACGCGCGACTAGCTGCTGCAGATTAGCGTCAATCCATTTGGCAAGGCCGTCGATGTACTGATCGTAATATTGCCCGTTCTCGATTGACTCGATGACCTTCTTAATCTCCTCGATGGTCTCGGCGTTCTTGTTGGAAAGCTCAATCGTGTCGTTGAGGGGGTCTTTAATCGCGTCGATGATGCAATATAGGTTCGCGATCAGCTGCTCGGGACTCTTGACCTCCCAATACAGTTTGGGGAGTGTCGGGTTCGTCAGCGTCCAGGGGTTGAAAAACGGAAGCGGTGTAAACATTCGCTTCACCTCCTTTACCAAAGCGGGACGGTCGGTGTGAGTATCGAGGTGAACAGGGCATGCTCGAGCTCATCGAGAATCATAGCATCCACGTCCTGATACTCGCGCGCGAATTGCACGGCCTTGTCGACCGCGCTTCCCTCGTGCATCGTGTCGGCCTCGCGGTCGTTGCCGGTGCTCGCATAGTCGGAGTTACCGGATAGCATCGTCTCGGGGAAGTCCGAGAAGATGTCGCGTGACTTCTCGCGGTCGCGCGATTCCTGGAGGGGGTTAAGCCCCTGCTCGACGCGAGCGTAGAGTAGTTTGTATTTCGGCATAATCTCGTTGAGCTTGCGCAGGTACGCGCGCTTCCACCTGCTCGGCACCGTGATTGACACCTCGCGATCGTAGAAGCGGTTGAGGAACTTGGTGCAAAGCCGCGTGTACTGCTCGTCGCTGTAGGCGTCGAAACGCCACGAATCATCCTCGAGCGGCTTATAGAACCCCAGCTCGTGCCACTCGCCGAGTGTGATCGTCATGTAGTCGTAGCGCTCGTCCGTGTTCACCTCGGGAAAATCGAACATATGTCTACCCCCTCTCGAGCATAGTGTCGTAACGGTGCGATATGTCGTAGTTGCTGGAAAGGTTGTCGCGGGCCCATACGACGGTGATCGGCGCGCCCAGGCGGTTTCCGAAACGTGCGTTGAGCTTGTCGCATGCGTCGCGGCGCGTGTTGAGCGGGGACATGCGCGCGAGCTCGGTCGGCTGCATGGTCGAGTTGACCTCGTCCTCGATCATGCGCTCCTCTTTGAACGGCATGGAGTCGATACCGAGCTCGCGATAGATCGCGTCCCATGTGTTGGCCCATTCCTCTTGGAGCTTGTCCCCGATGTACTCGCGCGCGCGCTGAGGCATGGTCGCGGTCGTCTGGATGTCCTGGAAGTTGTCATAGGCCAGTACATACGGCTCGCCGTTCGCGATTGCCTTGTAGAAGTTCTGCACGTCGTAGGTTCTATCTTGAGGCGCGGTGATGGCGAACGGCATGCGCATGTGGAACCGGTTGATCTGCTTCGTGCGCATGATGTCGGTCAGCTCGCGCGCCCAGATGTTAATCTTCACGAGCAGGGGGTAGCGTGTGCGGTTCTCCCAGATCCATACGCCCCGATCCCAATTGCACATGAAATTCGTCTTTCCGGTGATGCCCATCGCGCGCCATGCGCGCGGCTCGTTGTACATGTTCGGAGCGCCCTGCTGGACGGCCCGTAGCGATAGAAGCGTATCGCTCGAGTTGGGAAACGCGAGCGTGGCCGCGCCCTCGGTGAGCAGCGTCTGCTCCAGAAAGCACTCGTTGCAGGTCTCGGGTAGGTTGAGCCAACGGAAACGCGACAGCGCGAGCTCGATCAGGTCGTTTTGGAACATGGCGAACAGCTGTTGATTGTACGCCTCGGTCTGCCAGTATGTCGGCTGCGCGCCGGGCCTGTACTTGCGGCGCTGCTTGTAGCCCCTGCGTCCCTTGCTCATGCGTTCACCTCCTTATAGACCGTCGGCGTGTCGATTACCGTCTTGAACGAAGCGAGCACTTCCGCGCTGGATTTGGACTGCGCGTCCATGAGCTCTCTCATGATCGCCCGGTGCGCCTCCATGTCCTTGCTGATGGTCGCGTCGGTCTCGGCGCGCTCGACCTTGTAGTCGATGATCGCGTTAATCTCCTCGTCGGTCATGCCCTGATAGGTCTCGGCCTTGAGAAGCGCGTTAAGGTCAATCTCTGCCACGGTGCCTCCTTTACAGGTTGTCGTAGATACTCACGCGACCGATTTCTTCCGGTTTGCTCCATACGGTCACGCCCCTAATAAGTATATCCTTGATCGCGCCCTGTGCGGACTCGAGCGCGTTGCCGTTGCCGCTGCACCATACCTCGGAACACTTCCAATAAGTGAAATGGCGCATGACCTGCATGCGCTCCATACTGAACTCCCGCATGAGTGCATATCCGTAGCGGGCGAATGCCGAGGCCGCGTTCATGATGTCGCATTCGCGCTGCGTGACGACCTGGGCGAACAGGGAGCGGGGCGCGGTCGCGCTCGACTGCCCGTTCGCATTCGCGCCGAATTGCGCGGGGGCCGCGACCCCCGCCTGGTTGAGGCCCGCCGAGATCGCGTCGATCGCGGTCGCGTAGGCGCGGTTCGCATTCGCGTCCCCGGTGGCCTTGGTGTTGCCCGCGTTGGTGCGCATGACGCCCGCGTTGTTGTTCGCTACCTTGGTGCTCGCCTCGTTGCGCAGCGTGGTCGCGATGTTGCTCGCATTATTCTGGATTCTCCATGTTTCGGCTGTAAATTTGGCTGCATTATTAGTCTTTTTGATTGCGTTCGTCTGCGCCAAGGTCGCAGCCAGGGAATTGCTCGTTTGCGAGATCGCCGCAGCGGCGTTAGCAGTGGGGATTGATACCGCGAGGTCCGCAACTCCCCCGATCGCCGCACTCTTGGCGTCCGCGCCGCCTCCAGTGATGCCACCGGTTACGACCGATCCCAACGTGTTCGAAATTGCGGATGCGTTGTTGTTTGCAGTCGTGATCGAGATGACTTCGTTTTGCACCCCTGTCATTTCGGTAGAGGTTTCATTATCCGCATCGCAATCACTCTTGAGCTTTTGGTTAGAGGCTGTTGCTCCAGTTAGAGCCCAGTCGTTTGCGTTCGCCGTGACTGCGGTGTTCGCCTCGGTGTTGACGGTGTTGTTGTCGGTCACGTTCTTCGCCGAGTTGCCGACGTTCGTGTAGGCGGTCGCGTTGGACGCGAGCGACGACGCGAGCGCGTTGTCGGCAGCGAGCTTAGCGTGCGCGCGGCTGTATACGGTCGTGTAGGCCGCGCGGCTCGCGGCGCTCTGGGAAACCTGCATCACGGGAAGGTTCCAGCTCTTTAGGTACTCACCCCACGCCCCGCCGTAGCTGTACGTACGCCCCTCGATTGTCTGGAACGCGAGCGAATCCGTAGCGCCGGCGATACCGAGCAGGCGCGCGTCGATTGAGATGTACGGCATGACGAGGTTCACGGCGCTGGCGAGCTGGATGCCGTTCGCGCCGAGATCCTCGATTCTAACCGTCGAGGTCTGCCCGCGCTCGTCACCGATACGGATCGCCGCATAAGGGTACGTGTAGAGCTTGGCGAAACCTGCGGCCTGCGCGGGGTACCCGAAATCGGCCACGCCGGGCCGCATGAACGTCTCGATTTTCTGGACGGCATCGAGCACGGTAATTGAAATGCCCCAAAGCTCGAACGGCGCGGACTGCGTGAGCAGGTCGGACGGTGCGAAGAACACGCCGAGCACGGTCGGTTTCATCCAGGGCGCGTTGGACTCGATCTTGCGCAGGAACTGCTGGAGGTCTCCCACGGCCACGGAGTACACGCGCGGCGCGAGCACGCCGGATACGTCCGGCTCTGAAATCGCGGGCACCTTCGGGGCGGCAGCGGTGCCGAGGTCGCCCTGGAGATCCGCATAGGTCGCAATGCACGCGCGCTGCGTCTCGGCGCTGTAGTTCTTGTACGCGCGCGCGGTCTCGACATACGGCTCGCCCCCGGTGTTGACATCATCGGAGAGCAGGTACGCGCTGTTGTCTCGGGGGTTCGCGAGGTAGTCGGCCACGCTCGACGCGGCCACCGGCGCATGCCCGCGCTCCAGGAGAACGTAGTCGAATCGCATCTCGTTGATATACGTCGTCCACACGTCGAGCGTGAGGATCAGGCGCGTCGAGTTGGGGGAGAGCTGCTGCGCGTCCTGGATGAAATAGTAATAGCGGCGCTTGCGCTCGCCCGCCGCGTACGCGAGCGGACGGGCATCGCTCGTCATGCGCGGCAGGTCCACGACGAGGTAGTTGTAACCCTGGGCAGATGTCACCGGAACCGGCACCTTGGACGCGCCGTCGGGCTTGACGTTGAACATGGTGTCGAGGTTGACGGTCTCGCCATCGAGCGCGTCGAACCAGGCATCGCGCGCGGCGTCGTCGTCGAACTTCACCACGTTGTCATAGTCGCCGCACCACGGGACGTTGCACATCTTGAGCCGGGCGGTCGGCTTGAATCGGGAATAGTCGAGCGTGTTGTCGTATTTGTACACGTTCACGTTATCGAGGTTCGGAAAATCGCTCATATGCCCTCCTTAATAAAATGCGCCCCCGCTCACGCATGAGCAGGGGCGCGCGCCTTGCACTATAGATTATAGGCTAGGCGATCGTGATGTCCACGGTCTTCGTATGGAGCGTGGTCGAGCCGGAGGGGTTGACGTACGAGGTCGTACCGGTGACGTGGAGGACGTTACCGGCCTCGAGGTCGGACTTCTGGACGTGCAGCACGCCCAGACGGTCGACGCGCGTCGCGGTGTTGAGCGCGATCGGCTCGCCGTCGGCCGCAGCGGTCTCGGCACTCACGCTCCAGGTGACGGCGTTCGGCTCGACGTCGATACCGAGGTCGTTGGCCGTGATGGTGCCGACGAGCTTCACGGTAAGCTGCGTGGTCTCGCCCGGCTTGAGCTGCTGGGAGGCTGCGGTGATATCGACGCCGGTCACGGCCTGGGTGAGCGTGGGGATGTCGGTCGCGGCGTCCGTGGTGAACAGGATAGCGGGCACGAACGGGGAGCAGGAGACCACTTCCCAGTGGTGCAGGTAGTAATTAGTGGAGAGCGTCGAGGGATTGTAGAAACTCTCGTTTGTGTATACGAAATCCTCGCACACGAAGAAAGCGTCGGTGGTGAGTAGCGCGAATGCGTTGGGTACGGGGATGTCGGGCACGACGACGGTACGGTACTTGATGTCAGCTTTGTCGAGATTGAAGATTCCCGCGAGCGTGTCGACGTCGACAGATGCCATGGCGTCGGCGGTGATGAACAGCACGAGCTCCTCGGGGGCGGCGAACACGGGGATACCGTACTCCGCCGACACGGGGGAGTAGAGCGCGGTCGGGAACTTGAGCTTGCTCGCATAGGCGCGCACTGCCTTGAGGAACTCCTTACCGGTCGCCTCGTCGGTCGGCTCGCCGCTCACGTGGTGTTTGAAGAAACCCCAGTTCCGCTCGTAATAGGACATTTGCGCCATCATGCACAGATACTCGTCGTAGTTGTCGGAGTTGCGCGGTACGGTGAGCACGGCGTCGATGAGGCGGTTGAGTCCGTATTCGTCGAGAAATGCCTGGCGCAGATCGGGATATTCGAGCGTGATGTCGTAACGGTCCTCGCGGTTGACGGTGTGATACCACACAGCGGCCTCGGGGCGGTTGATCTTCTCAAGCGTCGAATCCTCGATATTGTACGTGTGCGCCTTGATCCACTTGAGCGCGGATTCCTGGATGGACGAACCGTAGCGCATCGCCGCGCCCTTGAAGACGCGTAGGGGGTTCTCCCATTCCTTGTTGTGGACGATCTGGTCGCCGATGCGGTTGATGTATGCGTCGATGAACTCGTTCAGATAGCGGCCGTTGTTCGGCTTGAATAGGAATTTGCTCGTCGCGTCGATGCCCGAGACGGTCGGGTCGGGGACGCGCTGCTGGAAATCGTTGGTCGCGGACAGGTACACACGGCCCGCGATCGTGGTGTTGTCAGTTGCCATCTATTAACCTCCTTAAAGGTCAAGGTCCATGTCGTCGTAATCGGGAATGATTAGAGCGTCGACGCTATCATCGATAGGCGCGTCGCCGTCGCCGTCGACATCCGCCACTTCGCCACCGTTGTCGATGTCGATCGCGGCAGCGGTCGTGCGCATCGCCTCGAGCGTCGAGGTGATGTTGCCGAGCGCGCTTTCGATGCGCTCCAGGCGGTCGCGCAGGTCGTCGAACTCGCCGATGCGGTGCGCCTCCTCGCCGGACGTGTCGGTATCGTCCTCGATCGCCTGCTCTTCCGGGGTCAGGTCGTCGGCCTCGGTCTCGGGCTTCTCGTCCTCGTCCATGTCAGCTCCTTTCTATAGCTACAAATAAGGGCGCGATGCGAACGGGCTCTCGCCCGCGCATCGCGCCCATTATATAACGCCTTTGCGAAACTTTGGCGCGTGCGGCTGAAACACGCCGCCGAGCGTGCGGGGTTCGGGTATCGACCGAACGATATAGCTGTCCCGAATCGTCCCTACTCGCCGCTTGCCGCGCGAGTCGTCGCGGGCGTCGCGGTCATTTTACCCCGTAGAGTGACATCGCGTCCAGGAAGCCCTCGCGCACCTTCACCGAATCGAAGAGCACGCTCCCCTCGTAGTACATCTGGACGATTACGCGCAGTGTCTTCACGGCACGCTGCGCGGCTATGCGGTTCGGCGTGTTGTCGCGCCTCGTGAGCGCGAAGACCGGTTCCGCGTTCTTGGGAATCTTCCCGGTTACGTAGTAGTAGCCCTCGCTCACGTCAATCCAGATGCCGTACTCGTCGCCCATGTGTACGCACCCCATGACGTACTTGGCGCGCGGGGGCTTTTTCGATATGTAGCGATCGTCCTCGGCGAAATCGTTGGCATAGGTGGCTTTCGTGTAGCCGGTCACCTGGCCCATGCGGCCAGCGAGCGTGTTGTCCATGCGGTAACGGTCGTGCTCGTCCGGCTCGACGTAATGGAGCAGGACCATCTTGTCGAGGTACCAGGTATAGCCGAACCTCGGCACGCCCTTTACGCCGATTGCGGCGAAATAGGGGTTCAGCAGGTCGACGGCGTTTCCCAGCAGGAAGACGTGCGGCTTGATCCGGTGCCCGTCGTAAGGGTCCTCGCGGGCGCACGAGTCGGTGATTCGCGCCAGCATGTTCCACTCGTTGCGCTTGTAGGTGTGAGTCGCGTCGATGTTCTCGATAATGGCCTCGTCGAAGATGATGTTCTTTACGTTGAAGAACGTGCGCTTCTTGGTTCCCTGCATCTCGGCGTAGCCGACGACGTATCCGCATACCTTCCAAGGCGTGCCCTTCTCGGCGTCTGAGGGCCGGTATTTGAACTCGTTGTTCTCGCACTTGAAGTCGTACTTACCGAACTCCTCGTCGGTCGCGGCCAGTTTGTCGAAGTATCCCTTCTTCACGGCGTCGCGCTCGTCGAGCGTGCGGCAGACCTCGACGAAACGCTCGTCGCGCCTGATCGCGGCGTTGAGCGCGTAGGCGCGAAGGCCGTACGTCTTGCCCTTGTTCGGCGCGCCGACGACCATGGTTATATCCGCGTTATAGCTGAGCGTCTTCTCCCAGTTATAGTGTACGCCGTCGTTAAGGTTTACCATTCGACCTCGTTCCCTTCATCGTCGATATAAGTGTAGCTCGCGCGCGTCCCGTCGTAGTCGATGACGCGCTCGGTCGTGTCCACGGCGCGCCCGTACCGCTCGCGCATGTACGCGACCGTGCGGGCGTTGCCGCCCTTCCCCGAATCGCCGAGCACGCGGTCGGAGGGGTAGAGCGCTATCGACTCGTGCGCGCTCACGTGCGCGGTGTTGCCGAGATAGTCGGTCACGTCCATGTCCAGCACGTCGGCGGATGCGGGCCGGTAGTGCTCGAGCGCATGGCACACGGTCTGAGACACGCGCACGCCCCATCCCAGCACGCGCGGCGCGACCTCGGCGAAACCGTGCCCGGCGCTCATGTCGTCGATCCAGTTCTCGATATGGTACATACCCGTCGGGCGCGACAGGCCCGCGCACACGATGTGCGCGTGCTCGCCGTCCCAGCTGACGCGCGCCTTGTTCCATGCGTCCATGTGGAGTGGATAGGCCTCGCCCTCGACCTCGAACGTTCCGACGCCCGCGAGCGTCGAGGCGTAGCCGGGGAAGTTGGCGCGGATGCGGCCCATGCACGAGTCGATAGAGGCCGTGACGGCCTCGTGGAACGGCGCGAGCGCGCCCATGAGGCCGTCTGCGGTGACATCCGCATCGCACGAGATCTTGAGCGAGTCGGTATCGCCGCCCAGCACGCGCACGCGCTCGCCGAGCGCGCGGTATATGAGCTCGATTGCCGCGACGATGGCCATACGCGACCCGCCCACGATACGGAGGCCGTAGGGGTAGAGCACGAGCTTGTTCTTCGCGTCCTCGTAATGCTCTTCATACGTCTCGCGCGAGACGACGGTCGCGCGATCGACCGAGACCTCGCCGTCCTCGACCTTGTAGCCGGGTTTGAATACGTCCTGCGCCTCCATGCCGTAAATCGAGTTGAACATGCCCTTGACGGTCGAGTTGTAGTACGCCTCGAGGTCGGCGCGCTCCATCTCGCCCGAGCGGATGCGCGAGGCGATGCCCTCGGGAATCGTCTCGGGGATGTCCGGCGCGTACGGCATGCCGGTCTCATAGGTTTTCAAGATCTGCTTACATGCATTCTTCCTAGCGTAGAACAGATTAGAGAGAAGCGTCACGTAATCGGGCGGCTTGACGAACGACATGGTACCCTCCCCCAAAATTACCTCCATGGAATCCCAGGCATACACCCGACTCATGCACCACAGCTCCAGCTCGGACACGTTGACGATAGCGGAGTCGGCCGATACCAGCTTGCCGAATGCGAAGCGCCCGTTGTATGCGGTATCGACATATCCGGCGCTGCGCACTGCGGTCACGCCGTCGCGGTCGGCCTGCCCGCCCCAGTCGCCAAGCTGGCCCTTGGCCTTGAATTTCGCCTCGGACAGCAACGCGATGTCCCAGCACTCGAAGGCGCTCCCCTCACGCAAACGCATGTTCGTAAATCGGATCTGGGCATGGAAGGCGCACCCGAACGGCTCCTCCCAGTGGCGCATCGCCGCGTCGAGTCCGGTCGAGCACACGGTCTCGGCCATGGACTGTAGGACGGGGGGCAGCAGGCCACGGAAATGGACCGGGCACATATGCCCGTTGATGTATGCGTGGTGCGCGGACGTCTCGTCAATCGAGTAGACGTTAGACTGCACGATGCCGGAATAGCGCGCACTCGTGAACGTGAAACCGCCTCGGAAACAGGCCTTGCGCAATGCGTACTGCGCGTAAGTCGGCGCGAGCTCCTCGGCGCACATGCGCTCGAAAGCGGCCTGTACCGAGATCGGCCTGCCCTTCGCCCTGGGGATGCGGAGGCGTCCCGTCTCCATCTTTCCAGCCTGGCGCACGAGCGACGTCTTTGTCAGCACGCGCACGCCGAGCCACTCGGGGCGCAGCCACTCGTTGGACTCGAGCAGATAGCGAAGGTATGCGGGGATGACCTCGGTGTCGCGTCCGGCGTAGAAAAGCTCCTCTCGCGTGAGCGGAGTCTCGGGTGTTCGGATCTTGGAATAGTCCCAGTCGCCTTCGGCCTTGGGGAGTCCAGCGGCCTCGCCCATCTTCGCGAGCCCACGCATCTCCAGATAGAAGGTGTCCCAGAATCGGAGCTTGACCGCGCCGTCGCGCACGATGTCCACGGTATAGGCGCTCGTCGCGCTCTGTGCGGACACCTCCATATCCCAGCGCTCGTTGAGGTCGTGCATGAGGGGTTGAAGGTCGAACATGAGATTGTACGCGCAGATGATCGGGATGAAATGATCGCGCTCACCCCAGGCGATATACTCGTCGATACAATCTTGCATCTCGCCCTCGTGGCGATAGAAGTCGATGTGACCCGCGCCGGGCTCATAGGTCCGCAGGTCGCACCCGCGCAAATCGTTGACGATGAACAGCACGGGATAGGCGCGCCACGTGTTCCCGGCGCGGTCGGTGCATATATTGCAAGTCTCGGTGTCGTAGCTCGCCGCTACCCGAAACTCCGGCCTCTTAGACTTGAATCCCATCCCGCACCTTTTTTTCCTACCCGAACATTACGATCTTTGAGGCCCAGACTGCGGAGCCGGTCAGCTCCGCGTCGAAATCCACCTCGCTATAGAAGGCTTCATTCTCGGATGTCAGTCCCTCGACGAGCGACGTCTGCGCTCCCGACGATACCAGGCTGTCGAGCGCCTTCCTGTTGGCCCCGATAACGCGGTCGTAGGCCTCGGATAACGACTTCACGCCCAGCCCCTCCATGATCAGCCTGTTGCGCTCCTTGGGATCCTTCCCGCGCCAGAAACGGCGCGTCGCGGCGTAGAAGACCGACACGGCCTCCTTGCCGCGATCGCCGAGCGTGCTCGGGGCGCCCGAGCGCGCCAGGTTGATTTGCCGCTGGAATATGAGGTTCGACCTCGCGGCACGCGACCTCGCCTTGCGCGGCGCGGTCGTCATGCGGTCGAGGCGCTCTGCGGCCCTCTTGGTGCGCGTCTGCGCCTCGGCCGCCTGATGCACCTGTCTCGTCCCCTGGTACGATTGCGAGATCTGCTCGCGCACGCTCGCGATATAGTCGGCGCGCGCGCGTTTCTGCAACGTGCTCATGCCGCTCACGTCCTCGCGCTCCAGGCGCGCCAGCAATCGCTTGGCGCGGCGTCGCGCGTTGTATACCTCGTCGGATGTCCTTTTCGCACGTGCCATAGGGCTCGACCTCCAAAAATAAAAGCGGTGCGGCCTGGACCGCACCGCCTGATGTTAAAGCAACGGGAGCTGAGGGTTAAGTCTTGACTAGACGAGCACGAGCGTCTTGCGGGTGTTGCCGTTGGGGAGCTTGGAAACGACGAGTTTCATCGGAACGATATCGTCCTCGTCGTCGAACAGGCCAGCGGCCATGAAATTATCGGCTGCGTTGCGCACGCCCTCGGACTGGGAGAAATATGCGGTGCCGTCCTCGCAGATGAGCGTGGTGTTGGTGCAGGGCATATCGACGCCGTTCTTGTCGCGGGCGCGGCGGATGCCGGGCTTGGTGAACACGCCGACGACGTTAAGAACCTCGTCCGCGTGATCTGCCAGGGAATCGGCATTGTTCATCGCGTTCACGACGAGTTTCTTGGTCGCGGTGTCGGCCGCCTTGATGCTGGAGTAGCTTGACGGGGTGTAGAGGTCGGTGCAGTTGTCCATAGGTGCGAGCTGAGTGTTTTCGTTAGTCATAATGAGGTTCCTTTCCGATTGCGTAGTTCATAGCGACTTTAAGGAAAAGTCTTGTAGGGATTGAGTAGTAGTCCGATTCGACCTCGACTCTTGTGATCGAGATGAACGAATCTCCTAGACGTTGGCGGAGCGTGTTCGTCGCCTTCACCGGGTTCGAATAGTCGCCATATAGGTCGTACTCGAAATCAATAAGCTTGCCCTTGACAACTGTCTTGCCGATGCAATGGCAAATCTGGATTCGACGCCCGATTCGACCGCGCTCCTTCTTTGCGTTTGTCATGAAAAGCACCCCCTTCCCGTTGCTGTCATCAGCATTATAGAAGGGGGGCGCTTTACGTGTCAAGGATTATTGCAATAATTTTCGCTTATCTGCGCGTCCCGTCGGATACGTAGCATTGCAGACGATCGAGTGCATAGCCGTACATGCCTGCGTAGTCGTCCCCTCCGTAGGTGGAGCCATCATCGCAGACCTCATCCCAGTAACCGGCGTGCTCGACGTCCTGGGAGCGATAATAGACTTGCTTATAGTCGCCGTCGGGTGTGATGTAGTACATCTGCACGCCGTCGACGGTCTGGCCCCAGACGCCCGCCATGCCGTTAACGGAATCGCCGTAGTTCGCCGTCTGAACCCAGCCGAGCCAGCCTGCCTCCTTAGTGTGAACACGGTAGCGAAGAGTGCCGCTATCCACCCAAGCGATAAGCATGTCGTGAGTGCCGTATGGCACGCCTGCAAAGCCCTCGGAGTCGCTATCGTTGAAGTTAGTGACGGCCTCATTCCATGTGCCATATCGGTTATGGAGCGCGTAATGGATGTTCACGCTCTTACCGGTGGACTTGGGGAAGGTCGCGCGAGTCGCGGATGCGGAGGGCTGATACGTTCCCCCGTTTCCATCGGTGGGCGCGATAGGCGCCACATAACCGGAACCGAGATATGCGGAAACGGCCTGCTTGAACTCGAACCACGTCTTGCCATATGCGCGGAAATAACCGTTCGGATCGGTATGGTCGGAACCGCCCCAGCGCCGAGCGGCCTCGTAGTGGGACAGCAGGCGCGACGTATCCCAACCGTGGGCGCGAAGCTCGTCCCCGGTCCACTTGACGGCCTCGCCCCACTGTTTCGCGAAATCGGCCGCGTTGGTGGCGTGCGCGAGTTCGATACCGATCGTGTACCCGTTGCCGTTGCCCACGTGCCAGCAAAGGCGGTTCTCCGCGACGGTATTGTAGACCGTGGAGCCATCCAGCTCCATAACATGATGGACGGCGTACGTATCATCATGGGACCAAAGCAACGTGTGATTGTAGGCACTCGCGCCGGGGTTGGCTGTCTCGTGGATGACGAGATAGCTAGCATTAAGGTAACCGTGTCCGTTAGATACGTACTTGTTGACGCTCTGGTACGCCTCCGCGCCGGTCGGCGTTGCAAATGCGATGGCAAACGCGAAGAAAAACGCGGCAAGCGTCGCGCCTTTCTTCCGCTCGATGCGGTTTGCTTTCATGTTGCTAGGCCTCCTTGTTGTCGTTTAGATTGTCGAGCTTCTCGGAAAGCTTCGCCATGATAAGGCTGTTCTCCTCGATGGTCTTGCGAAGCTCCTCGATGGTCTTCGTGTTGCTGTAGTACATCATCACGAAAGCCGCGATAGGAAATGCCACGTTGCTCACCAGATCCGTAACCGAACTGACGTCCATTTTCATTGCCTCCTTTCCGGCAGAAAAAGGGACCGACCCTTTGTCGAGTCCCGTAAGCCTAACAGCATTGTAGCGAAATTTTAACAGGGCACAGCGTCCGGAAACGGATCGGCAGCTTACCTTGCTTTTGCCCTTCTCATGTACTCGCGCCGAAGGCGACAGATGACCTGATTGCAACGGCGCATCTCGCGCAGATAGCGCTCGTTGCGCCCGTCCTCGTCTGCCGCGCAATACGCGAGCGCGCGCAACGCCTGAAGATGCTGAAATCGTTGCACGGCTCCGTTCAGATATTTCAACAGATCGTCGTCGGAAATCATGTGATATGTGCTTTCGTCTGTGATAAGAAGCGCGGGCAAGTAAATATTTAATAATTCCTCGTTATCCTCCGGAACCACGCGAAACTTATCGCGTTCCGATGCGTTAGCCAACACATTAGATAGAATTTTAGACATTTGCATCACACCCAATAATCAAAATCGAGGCCGTAAACGTTCGAACTTAACTTCTCGTTAAGAAGTGCGCCGCAGTCGACCATAAGACCGACGCGCAGCTTTGATTGCTCCATAGTAATGGGACAACACGCTAGCCATTTCATTATTTCAACCCATTCCTTTCGCCCTGGACGACGGTCGTGATTATGACCGGCTCCTTTGGGGTGTTCGTCTTGCTCACGATGACCAGGGGCGCATACTCGCGACGCGCCCCGCTGTAGAACTTAACCGTCGAGCCGAGCGCTCGGTGCAGGCGCAGCGCGAGCATGAGCTTTGCCGGATCATAATCGGGAATTAGGTTCGCGAACTCACGATCGTCGAGTCGGTATTTGAGCAGGCCGTCCAGGACGTCGGTGCGGTCGATATACGCGAGCTCGTTACCGTGGAGGGCGCGAAATATCATACCGGACTGGAAAAGGCCCTCGACACGGTGTAGGACGTAACTGTTCGTAGCGTAGACAACTCGATTGTGCACGCACACGCTGTCGTATGGTGCATGCGTGCCGGGCTTGCACGTGGTCGCGCACAGTGCCCTCCACAGACCCTCGATTTCGGACTTGTTCATGACGATCCTTTCCCTCGTCTAGTTGGAACTTGGTTATTATTTTAACGGCTGTTGTTATAATTGCAAGTTGTTTTTTGTAACAGTTAGTGCTATTATATTTCTTGTAAGGCAGGGAGACGGAAAGGGAGCTTGATATGTCTCACATGTTATACAGAGTTACTAGCAGCAATGTCTTGTTCAATGGAGTCAATAACATCATAAATATGCGCGAAAACCCAAATTATTGGTACGAGGGTGACGATTGCAAGAAGTCGCTCGACCTCGCGCGGAAATACTCGGATAACGTAATTGAAATATATAAAAACGGTATCTCGCGCGACGTGTACCAGTGGAGCGCGCTCGAGCTTAATGATAGTGATGAGCTTGTCGGATGTAAGGTTAAGACCTTCGACCCGCTCGACAGGTTCAAGCGCACCAAAAACATCGCTAAACGTGCGCATCTATTCAGTCGCTACGGCTACGATCTAATATCGTATATCGTCGGTAAGCGCGAGCTAATCGGAAACAGAGTGTGCAAACACAACGATCACTGGATTGATTTGTACCGTTACGAGACTATAGAATTCGGAGATTTCACTGCATACGAAGATAACGGACACCTTTGGCTACCCGAGGATTTCAACGACTATGGCATCATGAATCCAGACGAACTAATACTCGCGATGAACGAAGGTGTCACGTTCTGGACAGAGTCTAAAATAGACGACCCGGAAATGAAACTGATGTATCGTATATTCGAAAATAGGAGCCTTTAAGATGACCGATTTTAAGCAGTTCAACGTATGGTATTACGACTTCACCTACAACGACAAGCGCGTGAAGACTTGCACCAGGATTGAAGACGCGCTCGCATTCGCTCGCATGCTCGTACGCGATCGCGAGAAACTGCACGTTAGATTTTTGAGCCTGGAGGGTGTATACTGATTCTCGTGTACTCCCTGACCACAGTACACTCCCATACAATCACGATCTACTTGCCTATGCGATACTAGACGACTCGGACAGATCGTGACCTCCCGCAGTCGACCCGGCACGCATCCCGCGTGTCGGGTCTTCTTGTGCGCTCGCGGAAGTTAAGGGGGGCTAACAAAGTTTATTTATTGCAATATGT